ACTAGAATAGCTGACTGTTTTATGCCGCTCACCTAATTACGCGTAACTCTGTGGGCGGTTTTTTTGATGCCAAAACCCCTTCCCCGCTTATCCCCCGACCCCTTCCCCGGCTGATTTTTGCGGGGGGGTTGAAAAATGGGCTATAACAGGGGTAGCAACACCCCCTAATGGCAGGGCAGGGGAGAGATGCGACCCCTATAAACATGTGCGCCATAGCGTGAGCAGGGGAGTGATAGATAGTAACGGTTATGCTATTGCTTATAGTACTGATATAATAAAAGCATTATGGCAGAAGTTAGTTTTAGTTTAGACACAAATGCTGCTAACGCAATCCTGACTGAGATGGCAAGCAATTTAGTTAATCAAAGTGCGGTAGCGGTTGCGCAGCGTGCGCAAAGTATGATTGGTAGCATCAGCACTGAACCGTTAAAGGTTGAAGTTAGCACGGGCGTTGGCACAATCCGGCGCGGTACTCGTGCGATTGGCAAAGTCAGCATAAACACCGCAAATAAGCACCAAGCGTACATAGCTAATACGGTTTTACGCAAGTCAAAAGACGCTGGTCGTGTGAGCTAAAGCATGGTATAATTTAAGTAAATAATACGCTAACGGTTGCGGCAAAACTGGAATAATCACGAGAGGTAAAAACGCAACAATGGCAGATATCGGCACAGCTTATATACGAATAGCCCCAAACATGACCGGAATTCAGGGCAAAATTGCGGCTGGCATGAAAGGTGCAGGCTCGCAGGCTACTAAGCAGCTTGGCGATGAGGTCAATTCTGGTAGTGGTCCATTTCAGGCAGCACTTGGCAAACTAGGCGGTATTGCAAAAGCCGGTGGCTTGGCTATTGCTGGCGGTATTGCGGCAGGGGCGGCTGGTATTGCCACATTGACCGGCAAAATGCTTAATGCGCGTGCTGAGCTTGAACAGCAGCTTGGCGGTAGTGAGGCGGTGTTTGGTCAGTACGCTACTAATATCCAGAATATCGCCAAAAACTCATACAAAAACATGGGCTTAAGCCAAAACGAATTTTTAGCAGGTGCAAACAAAATGGGCTCGCTTTATCAAGGCGCGGGCGTTAGCGTACAGGACAGTATGAAAATGTCAGCTGAGGCTATTCAGCGTGCGACTGATGTGGCAAGCATCATGGGTATTGATACGTCTTTTGCACTTGAGTCGGTGGCGGGCATGGCTAAGGGTAACTTTACGATGATGGACAACTTAGGCGTAGCGATGAACGACACAGCCTTAAATGCTTATGCTCTTGAAAAAGGTATTGGTAAAACCACCCAACAAATGAGTATGCAGGAAAAGGTTAGCCTTGCAACACAGATGTTTTTGGAAAAGACAGCCAAGTATGCCGGTAATTACGCAAAGGAAAACGAAACGCTAGCCGGTAGCATAAACACTACCAAAAAAGCATTTCAGGATTTTATGAGCGGCGGCGGCAATATGCAAAACTTTATCACAAGCCTTATTGGCACGGCTAAAATCGCCGCACCAGAGATTGTCAAAATATTGCCTGAAATTGTTAACGGAATATCACAGCTGATCCAGCAGTTAGCGCCAGTCGTGGCTGAACTGCTACCAACGCTCGTGCCGGCTATCGTGAGTGCCGCCGTAAACATTATGAACGCCCTTGTGCAACAGCTACCGACTTTAATTCAAGTATTGGTTGCGTCATTGCCACAGTTTATTCAAGGCATCATACAAATTGCCATTGGTTTAATTCAGGCATTGCCACAAATCATAAACATTTTAATACCAGCAATACCGCAAATTGTAAATAGCCTAGTTACCGCCCTCACCGCCCCTGACAGCCTAACCGCAATCATTATGGGGTCAATCACCCTATTTATGGCATTACTACAGGCTATACCGGTTATCATTACCGCCCTAGTGAACGCAATACCAACCATTGTCACTAATATCATCACTACCCTCACCCGCCCTGAATTTATCCAAGGTTTGGTGCGGTCCGGTGTACAGCTGATAGCTGGCTTGGTTGGTGGAATTGGCTCGATGATTGGCAGCGTACTTGGTGCGGCTGGTAAGGTGATTGGCGCAATTGCTGGCGTATTAACGCCAAGCAGTCTTTTGAATATCGGCGTAAACCTCATAAAAGGCTTGTGGCAAGGTATCAATGATGTCAAAAGCTGGATTATTGACAAAATTAAAGGATTTGGTAAAAGTGTCATTGACAGTATCAAGGGCATTTTTGGTATTCACTCGCCGTCTAAAGAGTTTGCTTGGATTGGTAAAATGAACGTGGTAGGTTTGGCTGAGGGCTTTACTAAAAATAAAGATATGGTAACACAAGCAGTTACTGATATGTCTGATGAAGCTATGAACGCAATGGCTGGCTTTAACTCGTCAATGTCTACCGGCTTTAATGCTAACGTGACGGCTAGCCAGAACGTTGCAGCTGGCAATTATCAAACGCCAAGCAACATTATCATGAACATTACCAACAACGTGCCTGACAGCCTAACCAGCAAACAGGTATCAAGTGATATTGCTTATGCGGTTAGTCAAAGTTAGGGGGAATTATGCAAATATGGCTTAAAGGGAAAAACACAGAGATAAACTTAAACGGCGGTCGTGAAAACAGCATGCACGTAAACCCTGATTTAGAGGGGTTTTCAGGCTTGCCAGAAATCCGCACTAGCCAAGGCGTTAATATTGGCATGGACGGTGGCTGGACAGGTGAACAGAATTTTGAGGCGCGCTTTTTATCAATCATTGGCGTTATTGCTGATCACGACATTGCGGTGGTTGAACAGAAGCGGCGTGAACTGTTTGCTCTGCTTGCTGAAAAACGGCTACTGTTGCGTTATGTGACTGATGCAGGCAATACATATACAACTAACGTGGTTGTGCTTGGCGTAGTGAGCAGCATTGGTGCGCTTAGGCAAAAAGCGCAGTACAAGCTGAACCTTAAGGCTGATGACCCGCTCTGGTACGATTACGGCGGCGGTAGCGGCATTATGGCTACATTGCAGATTGGCAAGCCCGAGGGCGGTTTTAGATTTCCTGTTACATTTCCGCTGATTATTGCAGGCGGCGGCTCGCAGTACACTACCGTAAAGAACACAGGCACAAGCACTATTGATCCTGTAGTTACTATATTTGGTCCTATTCATCAGCCAAAGGTAGTCAACCAAACCACTAACCAATTTATGCAGATATTGGCAGACTTGACTGTAAATGACGTGGTGATTGTTAATACGCACCTGAAAACTATAGTGCAGGTTGACAAAGCCGCTTATGATGAAGCTACTAATAACGGCACAGAACCAACCGGTACTGATATTTACTACTTAAAATCAGATGGTAGCACGTTTATTAAGTTAGCAAGCGGCGATAATAACCTAGCACTAACTAGCGCAGTTACCAGCGACACAGGGCGCGCTACAGTTAAATTTAGCAGTGGATTTATGGGTATTTAGTTATGGCGAAGTATGAGGTTGAAGTTTGGTCCAAAGACAACAAGCCAATGGGCGATATTTTCCACCTATGCGAAAATATGCGATGGTCCAAAACCCGCAATGATGCAGATATGCTATCATTTGATGTTGACTTGACAAGGTATGAGGAATATATAAAAGCTATGGGATTTGGTGATAATCCTAGGAGCTTTATGGAGGTCGGTCGTAATGATATCCGCGTAAAACGCAACGGCAGATATATAGTCGGCACAAACATAATTAAGTTTGGCTATAAGGGATCAAGTAGCGCCGTAAAGATGTCGGTTAATGCTAGCGGTTACTTGAACTATTACAAGAAACGTTATGTAACTATGAATTACAGCGGCAAGCCTCAGCAAGACATTATGTGGGGCGTGATTGATACCTGCAATAAAATGGCAGGCGGTGATTATGGCGTGCGGCGTGGCAGGCATACCGGCGCAACCATACTCCGTGACAGAAACCAGGAACGTAAAGAGGTCAAATCATTTTTGCAACAATTGTCGCAAGTCAGCAAGGGTTGCGATTTCGAAATAACGCCTGACAAACTGTTTAATACATATGAAGCTCAAGGCTACTACCGCCCTGATATGCGGCTTGAATATCCCGGCGATATCGCCAGCTTTTCGTTTGACAGAAGCGTTGAAAACGTAGCTAATGTTGTTTATGGTATTGGCAGTGGAAATGGTGAGGATGCGGTCCAGACTAAAGTTGAAGACGCTACAAGCCAGCAGTCAATTTATCGCCGTGAAATGATAGCCTCATACAACAGCGTCACCGAGCTAAGCACGCTAACCCAAAACGCTACCGCCGTACTACACTACAGCAAAGACCCTATTGAACTCCCAAGCATTACTGTTGAAAATGGTGCGCTTGATTTGAGTGATATTGGCGTAGGTGATACTATCTACATTAAATTGAACGGCAACAAATCGCTACAGCACATTGATGGCTATTACAGGATTGAGAGCATTAGCGTTAGCGTTGATAGTAACGGCTGGGAGTCGGTTGAATTAACATTTGACGACATTGATATTAATGATATTATCAGCAAACAAGAGGCGGTTTAATGCGGTTAAGTATCGCTAATGATAGCATTGAAGAGCAGGTTGCGGCAATGCGCCGCGAACTTGACGAACTGAAAACACCACAGCTAACCAGTCAGAACAGCGGCATGTTAGCGTATTTGGTGCGTAGCGGCTTGCGTGATGAACACGGTGACATTGTTTATTTCAGCACTAGCAACAACCAAACCGTGCGGCAGATATCACATATACAACTACCAAATACAGGCAGCCTGTATAATGAACACACTTTAATTTGTGATCAAACTTTTGTGCCAAAACACAACAAGCCCGCGGTGGTCGTGCCAATCCTAGAGCTTGAAGTAAAAACTAATGGCTATCATGGCAAAAGCGAATATTTCGCGAATAATCGCGGCTATGGCGTAAAAATGGACATATTTAACGGCGCTAATGCGGTGGTTGGATCAGTCTTCTGTAGCGGCATACTTGGCGAGCTATTTATGCCGCAATACGACTCTACAAGCTTTTACAAATATCATACTAGCATGACAGTAGCGGCAACCGTTAGCGATATTGAGCTAGCTTATCATTTTACAGTGCGTAGCAGCGATAAAGGAACAACCTCAAGCACTTTAAGGGGGACGTGGTAATGCGTGCATTTGATGATTTAGTACGAATATTACGCCAATTATTATTAGATATTGATGAGCTTAAAACCACGCAATTTGTCGGCACCAACCAGATCAAAGCTAAGTATTTTGAAAAGCCTGGCAGTCATGACTTGCAATTTAGCGTTGTAGCGCCATATCAGGCACAAGGCACCTCATACAAAGCCATTAAGCTTGTAGTCGTGCCTAAGAATATGCCCGCCAAAAACATATTGCTGGCTGATGTCGTACCTGATTTAAGGTACTTAAACGGTGTTAGATTTTCAAACTGGAACAGTGCTACAAATAGTGCTAACGCCGACACTGCTTATGGCATTGCGCCAGTTAGCCCAACGGTCCAAAACCAAAACGAATATCTGATCCATATAGTAGCACCAACCGGCACGGCTTTACAGCTGAAAATTGGTATAATGGCGAATGCAGACGTTGATTTTTATTTACAGGAGCTAAATTAAAATGAGAACAAAAAACGTACTTGATATGTTGCTATCACAGGCTAAACAGAAGCTTGAGGAGATTAAACAGTTGCAGTTTTTTGGTGGCGATGCGCTGAACCTTAAGCGTTACGTGGTGGATATTGTAATACCACCAGACGCACGCACGCATTGTTGGCGCGTACTGATGACTCCAGAAAATAAAGATACTACTATGCCTATAGGTGTTATTGTCAAGCCAGGCAAACCGAACCAATTAAGGACTTATGCATATGTTGAGCCCGTAAAGCGTAGTGATGGCAATTTTGAGTATTTGTTTATTAGCAATAGTAATTACGATACCGCGGCGGCAGTTGATACTATAGCTATCACTTATAGCGGCAAGGCTAATTTTACGATAAATCAAATAGGCTAGGAGGGCTAAAATGGAAAAACCAAAGAAAACTGGCAGAGTGCTACCAAATGGCGACGCTTTTGATTTGAAAACGTGGCGCGAAGTGCGCAGGCGTGCTATTGCCTCAAAAGACCCTGTATGCGCAATTTGTGGGCGTTTTATTGACGTAACCCTACCAAAGACCGATCCGGCCACTGGAAAAATGAACCCACTAGCAGTTGAAGCTGATCACATTGTACCAATAAGTCGTGGCGGCGCGCCGTATTCAATTGAAAACGTGCAATTGTCGCATATGCGTTGTAATCGTAAAAAATCGAATAAAATGCGTGATGATTATAACGAGCTTGATAAATCTGAAAACTTAACGCCGCTTAGCAACAATTGGTAGTAAAAGTAAATTATTTACATTAGCTTTATGCTATAATAAAAGCATTACAAATTTTACTATTTTAGGGGGTTACATGGCACTAAAAGGCATAGACATAAGCAACTGGCAAGCAGGCTTAAACGCTGGCGCTATTAACGCGGATTTTGTGATTGCAAAAGCTACAGAAGGCGTTGGATTTGTTGACAGCGCTTGCGATACGTTTTATCAGCAAGCAATTGCTGCTGGTAAATTGGTCGGCGTTTATCATTTCGCACGTAACAGCGCAAACAGCGCTGAAGCTGAGGTTGATTTCTTTATAAACAATATCAAGGGCTACTTGGAAACGCCAGGCACGCTATTTATCCTAGACTGGGAGGACGCAACACATGACGTTGCATGGGCAAAGCGCTGGCTTGATTTGTTTAAGGAAAAAACAGGCAAAAAGGCGCTAATTTACATGTCAGAGAGCGTGGTATTAAGCCACGATTGGTCAAGTGTTGCTGACGCTGATTATGGTTTATGGATTGCGCGCTACCGCGATAACGTAGCTGATTACAACTATGACATGTCAAATGCCGGTCCAGAGCCTGCAGTTAAGTGGTGGAAATTTTACGCAATGTGGCAATGGACAAGCTCAGGCAGGCTTGATGGTTGGGCAGGCAACCTTGATTGTAATGAATTTTACGGAGATGCAAATACATGGCGTGCTTACGCCGGCGCTACCGACAGCACACCAGCCCCTGCTCCACAAACAGCACCACAGCCAAGCCCAGCGCCTGCTAGCGATGAGGTTTATACGGTCCAATCTGGCGATACCTTAAGCGGCATTGCGGCACTATTTGGCACAACATGGCGACAGCTTGCGGCTGATAACGGTTTACAAAATGCTAACCTAATTTATCCAGGTCAGCAAATCCGTGTACGTGGCGGCGCAGCACCTGCTCAGCGAACCTATACAGTACAGCGCGGCGATACCTTAAGCGGCATTGCGGCTCAAAATGGCACTGATTGGCAAACGCTACAAGCCATTAACGGCATACCTGACGCTAACCTAATCTATCCAGGCCAAGTATTAAGATTACCGTAAACATTAAATTAAATAGGAGAAATTGAAAATGGGATTAAATTCTAAAGACATAAACAGCATTATGAAGGCGGGCGCATTTGCATTTGCCAGCGGCTTTATATCTTCACTACTTGCGCAGGGCGGCTTTAAGACTGATATTGGCTGGGAGGGCTTTCTTAGTATGCTTGCCGGCGCGGCCGTTGCTGGCGTAAACGTGGCACTATATGCAACCTATCGCTTCTTTAAGACTGATGACAGCGATCAGCCAAAGCCACAAGCTTAACCTGTGGCAATTAAAAAAATCACCGCCCCTCGCAGCAGGCGGTGATTTCTATTTGGTCCTACTACTTTACGCGGCGGTAGCTTTTAGCTTTAACGGCGTCGTACTCGTAGTAGGTGCTAATGGCGATGTTGTCAAGGACTTTAGCGCAAACATAGGCTGGTCCACACAAGCCCTTAGTTTTGTTTGATAAGCGAACGTATTCACCACGCTCAGCAAATCGGCGGTCAAGCTCGTTGTGTGCTGCAAGCACTAGCTCGTCAACGTCCTTAAAAGCGCCACCAACGAATTCCATGCCGCTTAGCTCAGTATGTAAAATGCTTAGTAGTTTTTTTGTTGATAGATTTGGTAGTGGGTTTTTCATAGCTTTTATGCCTTTCTATGAATTAACTTTTGTTATGTTCTTAGTATAGCAAGCCACCCACCGACTGTCAACACTTTTTTACGACTTTTTTGGAGATTTTTTATGGCCTGTGGAAAAGTTAGAGATTTAATTAGGCGGCGTAGTAATAATCATCTCTAACTTGAGGTGTACCGCTTATGGTGATATAATAAAGCTAAAGCGATACGAGAACTAACTCGGTTAAGAAAGGAACGCCAACAGATGCCAAAACCAGAATTTAAGGTTAATATTTTAACGGTCAATATCGATAAATGTAAACCGCGTGAGGATAATCCACGAACCATTAACCGCAAGGAATATGACGACTTAAAAAAATCTATCAAAGATTTTCCGGAAATGAAACAGCTCCGCGAAATCATAGTAGATGAAGACTTTAATATTTTGGCTGGCACGCAGCGTTGGTATGTACAAAAAGACCTTGGCTATGCTGATATTTTGGTTAAGCAGGCGGTTGGTTTAACAGATAAACAGAAACGCCGCTTTATGGCACTTGATAACCATCACAGTGGCAAATGGGATGAGTCAATTCTAAAAGACATGTGGAATGTGGACGAACTCAAAGACTGGGGTATTGACACATTTGATTTTGGTGATATTGCTGAGCCAAAAGAACCAAAGACCAAGGACACAGCCGCTGAAAAAGATAGTATTGAATGTCCAAATTGTGGTTGCTTGATTGATATCTAAAAGGGGGCTGATAAAAGTGGCAAGACATTATAGCATGCCCTATATGGGCAGCAAGCAAAAGCTGGTTGATAAAATCATACCGTTGATTTTAAGTAGGCATAAGGGGGCTACTGATTTCTATGATTTGTTTGGTGGCGGAGGTAGCGTATCATTTTACGTACTACAACGATATCCGCACCTTAAAACGCACTACAATGAATTAAATACGGCAATTGTTGAACTTTTGCGACATATACAAAATGGGGGCGAAATACCGAATATTTTTGTGCCTCGTGCGATTTTTTCGCAAAAAATCAATAAAAACGACTGGTATGCTGGATTTTTGCAGTGCTGCTGGACATTTGGAAATAATCAGCGCAGTTATCTTTATGGCGATAAAATTGAAGAATTTAAGCAGAAGTACCACGAAACTGTGCAAGACGGCACTGATAATATCAAATGGCTCGAGAATTATGTAAATAACCATTTTTCAGAAAAAGAGGGCTTAAGTCGTAAAATACAGCTATTTTTGGACTTTAACAAATACGATACCGCTTATAAGCGCCGTGTAGTGCTAGGTCGGCAATTGCCTATGTATAATCAGCTTGAACACATGACACGTATTGAACGATTAGAACAGTTGCGGCAGTTACCGCTTAAAGAGTTAGAGATAACTAACAGCGATTACCGCGATATCGTTATAGGGGGGGGCAAACCAGTGGTATATTGTGATCCGCCATACGAAAATACGAATGAGTACAAAGAGGGCGGTTTTGATAGTCAAGCCTTCTATGACTGGGCAATTAGTCAATCAGTGCCGGTTTACTTTAGCAGTTACAAAATCAGCGACAAGCGTTTTAAGTTGATTAAAGCTATCAATACGCGCAGCAACCTTGATTATCGAACCAGAGCTAATGCGGCTTATAATTTCGAAAATGTTTATTGGAATGGAGTCAAGTGATGACAGCTAAAACCACGCCAGAAGCCACCACAGCAACAAAAACACCAAAAACGGGTGTTGATACCAAAAACGCCGAAACCGCGCCAAAAACGCCCAAAAAACGGCAAACAGCAACAACTAAACGCAAAGCCGCGGCGAAACCTAAAGCGCCAACGTTTACAGAAGCACGCGCTAAGCAATGGTTTTTGGAACTATCGCACGACGAATTTTTAGAATTGTGCAAAAAATGGAACGAGCGCAACTTCAAAATTAAATTGCCAAAAAACAAGGACTATGAGGGCTGGTTGAACTATTTTAAAGATTTACCACCAAGCACAATTAGAATTTTAAGCAGCAGCGGTATTGATGTGCTTAGCACTGAAGCTTACGCGGCACTCAGCCGGTGGCACGACATTATCAAATCACCGCACCGCATTGAGAAGTTGCAACAAGCTAGCCTACAACGTGATAAAACTAAGAAGACCGGTCCAAGTATTGCTGAATTGGCGGCTAAGAATGACCAGCTAGGTGTGTTACAAGCTTTACGTGATAATATCGCCGCTGAGCTTGAAAAGGGCGTAGCAACACGTGATATGGCTAGCTTATCGCGGCAATTGATTGACGTGACTGATCAGATTAAGGCGCTTGAACGTAAAAACGGTCCTCGTAAAAATACAGATTTAGCAAAATTAACGGGTGATGTGCAGCAGCAAATGCAGCAGAAACGCCGCCGCGGCAATGGCGCACGCACAACAAGCTTTAAGGCACGTATTACAATTGATGATATGGAGAAGTCTTAAAAATGGCGAAGAAACGGCTAGGAAACCAAAAACCACGCATTGATCACTACAACAATGGTGATGTGTGGTTAGCGGTTAAGACAATTGAACTGCTTGAAAAATATGATTTGCATTTATTGCCGTGGCAAAAAACGGTCCTCTACCGCTGGATGGCGGTTATTGAAGATGATGAGGGGAAATGGATTTGGGCGAACCCTGACGCTGGTTTAAGCGTGCCGCGCCAAAACGGCAAAACCGAGCTATTTATTGCGCGTATTGTTGGCGGCATGATTTTCTTAAATGAGGCACTGATTTATACAGCACATGCTGATAAAACTGTAACCGAGGTTAAACGCCGTGTGCAAAATTTCTTTTACAACGCCAAAAACGAAATACGCGAATTGCTAACGCCTGAATTTGACAGCCAGCCACGCACGCTTGATTATCTGGAGCTAATTGATGGTGGGCGGTGTGTATTTAGAACCCGAACCCGAACGGGAGGACTTGGTAACACTAGCGATACCTTGCTACTTGACGAATGTCAAGAGGAAACGGATGCACAGCAGGAGGCGTTACTTCCTACAATTGCCGCAGGTCGTAATCAGAATAGCCAGACAATCCGTGCTGGCACGCCGCCAACGGCTGGCTCGACAGCCACTGTGTGGTTACGTATCCGTGACGCAGCTTTAAGCGGTAAAGCGCCAGACTACTGTATTCAAGAATGGTCTGTTGAGAATTTAGTCGATAAAAACGATAAAGACGCTTGGTATCAAGCCAATCCTAGCCTTGGCTATTTCCTACAGCTCCGCCGAATTCAAAAAGAAGCTGAACAAATGGCCGATGACAGCTTTAATAAAATGCGGCTTGGCTGGTATGCCGGCACTAAGAATATGCGGGCTATTGATGAGGAGGAGTGGCAGAAGCTGATAGTTGAAAAGGTTGACTTGCCTGAAAATCCTAGCCTAGTTTATTCAGTTAAATTTGCACCTGACCGTAGCGCCGTGACGCTGGCGGTTGGCGTGTCAATGCCTGATGGTAAAACACACGTTGAAGTGATTGAGCGTAAACCGCTAAATGCAGGCATAAGCTGGCTTAGCACGTGGCTTTATGACAGGTGGCGCAACGCGGCTAAAATTATCATTGACGGCGCGGCTGGCACGCAATTACTGATTGAAGAGCTGGTCCGCATGGATAAACGAATATCTAAACGAATATTAACACCAAATGTGCGAGAAGCTGGCGCGGCATATGCAGCATTTGACGCCGCAATTAAGCAAGGAACGCTAACCCACTTTAATCAGCCAATCTTAAACATAAGCATACGAACAGTAAAACGGCGCGATATCGGCCGTGACGGAATGTTTGGGTATGCAACAATGAACTCTGAAATTCAAAGCGATCCAACCGAAGCCGCCGCATTTGCGTATTATGGGGCAAATCGCTTTAAGAAATCCGCTCAAGGTGTTGCGTCTGGGCAGCGGGTCATGGTATAATAAAGGTGGTAATAAGGGTCAACTCTGTTACCGCCACTTTTGTGCAAAGAAGCCGTTGCGATCCCTAGTTTGTAGCGGTTTTTTTGTTGCCAAAAAATCGATGAATAACAGAGATTTTTATATAGTATATAAATTAACTTCTAAAGAAGTTTTTTATATAGTATATAAAGCAGACCTAAATTTCTAAGTTTTCCACAGGCTTTACACAAATCATTAAAAGTCGGACTTGCATTTAATTTTGAGGCGCGGTATTATTGAGTTATAGATAATAACACGAGCAGTATTGCTAACTAGGGGTATTATGGAAATAACTATTACAAACAGGCGACAGAAAACAATGCTTGAACGCATTGGCTCTGAAGCCGCTGAACTAATCGAAAACAAGCAGTATTTGCCATTTTACAGAAGTGTACAGATAAAGCTTGAAAAAATGGGCAGGGCTAGCGAGTGGCAGCGAATGATTGACACCGCTAAAACCAAAGCTAATCCAAAGCATTATTTTGCGACGTTGTGCAAGATGGTTAAAGATGGCACATACCGGTTTGTTGAAAAAGTTAAAGAAATTGCGAAAAATACGGCTAGTTACGTAGCCGATAAGATAAAACGCTTTAATTTTAATAAAAAATACGAAAAATATTGGGTACGCCAATGCGCAAATTATATTGACAAATGCAGTATGGCTGGGTTTGTATGTCTTTTAGAGCTGGCTGAACGCAAAGGAATGTCGCAAAAATATTTTGCTAAGGCGATCCAAAACGGCATGAAACCACAAGATTATTATAAATTTAGGATTAAAGGAGCTAAATAATGAAACGACAAACATTTATCGAGATAATTGCAGATATTCAAGCGCAGCAGCGCAAAGATAACGAAATTAGCCAAGCGCTCGGCGACATAACAGATGAAGAGTCTGTAGTTTACATATCGCAGCTCGTGACTAGATTAGTAATTACGTTAGAAACTGAATTTGATGATGACGACCAAACTATCAGCTGGTGGCTCTGGGATGCGCCGCATGCTGGCGAAGTGCCTGAAGGCTGCTATATTATTGACGAAAAACGCCGCAAAGAGTGGCATATCACAGACTCAGGCAAGCTTTATGATTATTTGGTGGAAATTCAGGAGGCGAAAAATGCCAAGTAACGCTATATTTGGTTTTAAGTGCGGCAATGAAAAATGTAATGCATTTGTGCCAACTGCCAGTCTAAATTTGGTAAAGCTTAAACTAGTACGCCGCGGTCCCGTTGAGTGCAAAAAATGCGGCAAGCGCACTAAATGGCAAGAAACCGCGCAGCTTATTGTGCCTAAAAAAGAAACTGAAGAGGTCGAAATATGAGAAGTGTTTGGTTTTTAATGCAGCTTTTAGCGCTGATGTTTATCTATGCCGCGTCAATTATCACTGTGGCAATGGATATTATGGATAAAGATTATCTGCCAGCGATCCTGTTTATGCTGATAATCTTCTGGATTGATCGCCAAATTGAAAAATTGCTTGATAATTAGGTCCAAAACCATTTTTCCCAAGTGGGGAAATTGGTTTTCCACAGGCCTTAAAAAATCTCCAAAAAAGTCGTAAAAAAGTGTTGACAGTCGGTGGGTGGCTTGCTACAATAAGAATATAACAAAAGTTAATCATAGAAAGGCATAAAAGCTATGAGTAAATTCAATGACAACTACTTCAACGAGAGTATTTGTAAGAAATCAAACAAGTACTTTACATTTAAGCGTTATAAAGATGACGATAACGTAACAATCGTAACTAACAACATTATTCAGCTTGGCGAATACGGCGAGTATTATGTTTTGCTAGTTGGTGAGGGCAAGGGCGTTTGGCTTAAAGATTGGCAAGTTAAAGAATGCCGAGTCGGCCAACAAACATATCTGCCAGCTTTTACAGTAAAGCTAAGCCGACAATATTTCACAGTTAAAGATATCACCTCGCCAAAATGCAATGATTTCTTTTTTGAAAAGGAAGAAACTTTTGATGACATGGTTGAATTAGCTAAAATACAAGACGAACTTAACGAAGCTATCAGCATTTCATAAATAACGTGACCTGAGTAAGTCGTTAAACTGCTCTGCCTTAAGCACATTAACAACTCAACCGCATAACTGGACAGATAATATGCACAGCTCCTTATTTTATATGGTCATATTCAGCCCACCCTGGATATCAAAAAATAATTGTGGAACGTTGCGAGTCAGAAAATGTCACCTGCAGTACAACGTGTATTGTCTGTCTAACTGGTAGCACCAACGCACCTTGTTTTATAAGTTTACCGTAAAAATAACTATAATTTGGTGCTGCCAACTGGCTACACAACAACTTTAAGTAATATCAATTTCTACCTGTTAACTAATCATTTTACTATTTTTGTGTAGCCAACACTGGTAACGTGTTCGGGGTGTGAGGGCGGTGCGAGCAATCAGCCGCTTAGCACACCAAGGTCGTCAACCTTACAGGTTGCCAGTACCAGTTATGCGGTTGAGTTTAATTTAATCTAATCTAAAAGGAGGACTATATGCCAGAACAACAACTAGAGCTTTTGTGGTATTTAGCACCAGAACCAACCAAACTAGAGTTGGCTCTTAGCCTTATAGCAGAAGTGCTTAAGGTGGTGGATGATAACCGGATAAATATTACGCTTGATGATGGTGATTATGAGATAGTTATGAATAAATTAGAAGCTACAACAGATCAAAAATAGCTAACTTTTTTATAAAAAACTATTGACAGTCGGTGGGTGGCTTGCTACAATAGAGATGTAAATAACAAAAGGGGCAATACTATGAATAGAACCAAAAAACAAACACAGCAAAATAACAGGTTAATAGCTATAATCAGCTTAGCAGTTGCGCTTATAGCAGTAGTTTATGCGATAAACACACACCGTGCTGCACAACTAGCAAGTTATGCTGCCGCTAACAATTGCACATGGAGCTACAACGGCACTGCTTATGGCGATAACCGAGATTATACATGCAAATAATAAAGGAGTTGACAAAATATGAGTTTATTTTTCAAAGATAGTATAGAAAACGTACAACCAAACATTAACAGCATTGCGCCAGAGCCGACAGCTATTGGCTATAATGAGGTGCTTGATTACTTAGTAGCACTACATGATGATGATTATGAAAAGTTGCTCAAGGTTGCTAATATCTATCGCCGTGCTGAACGCCAAGTTGCCGATGTGCTTAATCAGGCTAATACTGAAGCGCCAGAAATTGCAGAAAAGCCAGAACCAAAACAAGACGGCGAGAACTCTGAAGCTGATGAAATTATTGATAGCTTTTTAGAAACTGACGAAGCTGAAACTAAAGGTGATACTAATAATGGCTAATTTATACATAGTAAAGCTAGAGGACGGCGTAGTTGATGGGCATGGAGTCAATGCGCATATGGTTGCGGCTTATGACGAAAAAGGTGCTATTGACGTATGCGTTGATAATGCCAGACCTGAGGACATTGATTTGTGGTATGATGCTGAGGTTGAATTTGTTTGTGAAGTACCTAAATCAATCAATGACCGCGGCATACAAGTAATTTTGACAGGCAGGGCTTGGTCATGAGTTGGTTATTGTTTATGCAATTGTGTTTACTAATGCTGATAGCGGCAATATTATATAAAGCAGTTGACGATACGAAAGGCGGCAAGAATGACAAAGATTAAAGCATTACTGAAGCGGTTAGCCGATTGGTACAGCCTAGAGAAGCGCCGCCTACAAATTAAAGATGATGGATTAGTTAATAGGTAGAGCTTATGATTAACACAGGGGAAATTATAAAACAACTTTTTGATCAGCGTAGCCAGCTACTAGCTATAATCGAGAGAAGAATTGCCGCCGGCAACATGATTGGCGAATTGCGCACTGAAATCGATAAAATCGATGGAATTATACGACAACTGCTAACTGAGGAGAGGCTATTCAATCTAAAAAATAAAGGAGCAACTATGCTTATACAAGACATTAAACGACCACAACCTAAGCCAAAGAAGTCGGTCCGTATAGCCGGCAAGGTTATAGAAACTGTAGACGGTCGAGTTGAAATGATTTTTTATATAAACGGCAAGCGCTATAAAGATACGCAACATAACCGAGAAGTTGTAGATGCATATTTGCACACAGGCAACGTTGAATTTCTAAAATACCTTGAAAATAATAGCGATGTTGTCATAGGAGGCAATAGAGGCTAATGGCAGTCATGAATGAAAAAATGATTGCAGTCGCTGAGCGTGTTTTGCGGCAGGTGGCGTTAAATAATCAATATATTACTGCTGACACATTGATTGCAGTATTGACGCAAGATGGTTACGCTACAACAAATTATAGCGCACTCGGTGGCGTGTTTTTGCGTGCGGTTAAATATGGCATAATTGATAAATCACCGAGCTATAATCCAAGCAAATCACATAGTGCCAAGACTGTTTGGCGTAGTTTAATTTACGCACATGACAATTGTGATATGTTTGATATTTATACTGATAAGCAGACCGATAGAGTATTAGCGCTGATTAAGCGCCCTGGCGGCGCAACAAACTGGGAACTATCACGCGTAGCAGTTGACTATAGAGGAGCAGTGCGCGCCTTACGCGTTGATGGTTATAAAGTTATAACTCGCCGTTTGAAATTTGCTAGCAATAAGCGAAGTAAAACGTGGCTTTACACTTTAAGAGGCAAGTAATGACTACTGTCACACCTGAAAAGGTTGAAATACTCCGCCAAGCATTGCAAAAATTGTTTGGCGTTACGGTTACGCTTGATGAAGTTGATGACGCGCTATACGCCCTAGCAACTTATAAAGAATTAAATTTTGAAACACTAGTAGGTAAATACAAGCTACTAAAACCTGACACCTATGTGTTGCTTGCGGTCCAGAATACCGTACCGCACAACGGCGCGTGGGCGCGCTACGTTGATTACTTAAAAGAAAATTATAACGTTGTGATCGTGCAGTCAATCTTTAATAAGCGCCTGAAAAAATGGTTGGCACGTAATGGCTTTACGGTTACGAAGAATAACAAAGACAATATGGTTTGGCGCCGCCAGCCGACGGCAAAGCACAACTAAGTTTTGGTCCACTTGCAAAAATAATATTTTATTATTTTTTTATATTTTTCTAACGGTGGGACGGGGGGTGGTCGCCCTCACTTGACAAAACCGTCACTCCGCTGTGTAAATAGTATATTTCTGGGTGCAAATTTGCCAAGCGTTTTTCTGCAGGGGTTTTTGTGCTATAATTTTTGCTATGAAGGGGCTAAAAATAACGTTTAATAAACAGATTACTGTAAAATTTGATGACTTTAACAATCCTATAACTGAAGTCGTTAAAATTGCAGTTGATGATTGCCTAATTGCGCCGGTTACTGAGCCGGTTAGCGCACGTGAACAGCAAGCCATAAACCAGGCACGCGATCAAGTGCGTGTGCATTTGCCAAAAACATTTGCTGGCGATGTTAGCGCTAGCACGTTTGTATACGATGGCAAGACTTTTACGCTTGATAGCGATAGCGTTGTGTTTATGCCAGAAAATACACCGACAAGGTGGAATAGATACTTGCGCGCTGAGTGCTTGAATAGTGGTGATTTAGGAGCAAGGCCGTGAACGTTGAAAAGCGCGTTATAAAGTGGCTTGAAGCTAGCGGAATTGTTAGCGGTTATTTTGTTAGCGGTGATAAAATAAAAGCCAAATCACTACCTGAGAAATTTATTTTAGTTGATAGAACTGGCGGCGCACGTGAGGCAATGGTGCTTGATATGGCTGAAATATTGATTGAAGTTTACCACAAGACCAGCCGGTTTGAAGCCAGCGAAAAAGCCAATGCCATTGCTGATGCGGTTAGCAACTTATTGCAATATGATGAAATCACCCGAGCTAAAGTCAATAGCGTTGTACACCTTGATGATACACTCGGCCAGTATTACCGCTATCAAATTTACCTAGATGTATATAACCGCCGCGGCGAAGCCGCCGGCAAGCCTGCACCACCCCCCCCTCCTCCAATTGAGGACACACTTTAGTATTTTGAATTATGTAATGGTTATGTTATAATTTACGTGTCAGAGGAAAACACAGGCGACGGCCTGGAAAGGAAAAAAACGGCGATGGCAATTATGTTTACCAAAAACGGTGACGAATATGAAGAAATTGTTGGCTTTACACAAGATGAAGTCGATCATATAGTCGAGAAGCGTGTTGCGCGTGAACGGCAAAAATATACAGATTATGACAGCTTGAAGTCACAGGTTGATGATCTGAATACGAAGCTGAAAACGGCTAGCGAAGAGAAAACCGAGCTTGAAAAGAAGCTGGGCGATGTACAGCTAGAAACCGACCGCATTAAGATTATTCATAAGTTTAACGTACCTGAAAATTTGCAAGAGTTTGTAACCGGTAAAACGGTTGAAGACATGAGTAAGCAGGCTGAAAAGCTGGCCGAAAATATCAAAGGCGGCGGTGTACCAATCACCAAAACGCCAAAGCCTGAAAAGGGCGATAAAACAGACTCCGCGCAGATTGCTAGTAAACTATTTGGCAAGAAATCTGAAGACTAATATAAATCAGTAATGTGCTTAGGAGAAAATCATGGCTACATTAAAAACTACAGACCTTGACCTCGCCGCACACCAGGGCGAAACTTGGTCTAAAAATATTACTACAGGTGTTTTGGCTAAATTGGCAGTAGAAGCACCAGACATTAAAGTTGGTAAAACTGATCATTTCGTATTTACTGGCACACCAAAGGCTGAATTGGTTGGCGAAGGCGCAAATAAAAGCTCAGCTGACGACAAGCCAACTAAGGCTACCGTAAATACTTACAAAGTGCAGGTTACTTATCGATTTAGCGATGAGGTGCAGTACGAAGATGAAGACTACCAAACGCAGCTTATTGATGGCTTGGTAAAGAATATCTCTATCGCGCTAAGCCGCGCACTTGACTTGGTTGCTATTCACGGTATCAATCCAAAAACTGGTGAAGTAAGCTCGTCTGTTGTTAGCTATTTTGCTAAAGCCGACAATAAGGTCGCACGTGTTGTTGCTACTGAAAAGCCTAATGAGGATATTGAAAATGCCGCAGCTAAATTGCAAGAAGCTGGCTACACTGCAACAGGTGTTGGTTTTGACCCAGCATTTGCAGGCGAATTGGCTCGCGTAACTAATGCTAACGGCGTTAAGCTTTATCCAGAGCTAGGCCTTGGCTTTAACGTTGATAATTTCCAAGGCTTAATGGCAGCGTCTAGCGATACTGTCAGCGGTCGCCAAGAAATTACTAAGCCACGCGTTAAGGGCATTATGGGCGATTTCCGTGCGTTTAAGTGGGGTGTCGCTCGATACGTTGGCTTAAAGCTAATTGAAGCCGGTGACCCAGATGGCGCGGGTGATTTGAACCGCACAAATGAGGTTGCAATCCGTGCTGAAAGCATTTTTGGTTACGCTATTTTTGATGAGAAAGCCTTCTCATTAGTTGAAAAAGCCGCTTACTAAAAACGCTTGAAAACTCGCCATAAAAGCCCCCGCAAGAGGGGCTTTTTGGTTGCGCCGTGGTATAATGATAATATGAAAAAGCCAATGCTATTTGTTAATGAAATTACAGGCGATATTGTAACTGTTAGAAGCAATCAGGAGGCTTTAAGATTGCCTAAAGAATATCACCGCCTTCAATTTACGAAGAACGAAGACGGCAAAGCAGTGGCACGGTTTAGAATACGCTCGATTGATGGCAAAGGTTACGCAACCGTTGATATTTCAGAAAATGAACTTGGTGAGGTGATTGATGGCAACACAAGCGCAAAGTGATTTTATCGCTGATTTAGCGGTCCGCAAGACTAAAGAATTTAAGGAAGTCAAAGAAATGCTGATTGCTAGCGGCATTGTTAGCGAAAATGCCGAAATGATCAAGCACGCGCTAAGCATAGCCGATATCACAAACATTTTAACCGATTTACAAGCTAGTCAGTTTATCGATTTACTAACTAAGGCTAAAGAACCTGTGCGCGGTACTGCATACGCGGATAAACGCATAAAGCGAACCATAAACATACTTGACGACATTAAAAGCACTATTGATGATTGGGATTTTGAGTCATGAATTACGGCAAATTAACAGATACGATTATTAAGAAGGTTATGCTAGCAATTGCGCTAATAAATAATCCTGAAATCACGCCAGAAGTGCGGCAATTTAACCTTGAGATTTTATTTAGAGAAGTGGGCTCCGCGGTTTATGCGAAGATTTACGACATGAACGCTTTTGATTTTGGCATTGAACACACGATTGGTGAAGGAATGGACGACCGCTATTACGGCTTGGCTAAAAAAGCCAGCTATAGCGTGTCTACCGGTGATGTGGCTATTGCTGATCAAGTGCGTAATTTCATCAATCAATGCGGTGCGCAGGCGCAACAGCACGCTATGACGAATGCGCGCCAAAGCGGCCACTATCCGTCAGCTAGCCGCCGAACTGTTGGCGATACGTGCAAATGGTGCCGAAGTTTAGCCGCTGAAAATGTGGAAAACCCGCCTGCTGAATTTTTCCACAGACATGCCGGTTGTGATTGTCAGATTATCACTAAAGGCTATAAAAGCCGCAACGGATTATTGCAAAATTACGTGAAGCCTAAGGATCGCTAGTGATTGAGCTTATTTTAACTGGAAATATACCTAGCAAGAAAAACTCACGCGTTAATACTAAAGCTGGCAAGTCATTTCCAAGCGCCAAATTTACTGCTTGGCAAAATGACGCTTTATGGCAAATCAAGCAGCAAACACACAAGCGATTTGTAAAGCCGGTGCGGCTTGAGGCTACTGTTTATTTCGGCACTAACGTGCGTGCTGACTTAGATAATCGCATTACTAGCATACTTGATATGTTGGTTGAGGCTATGGTTTTACAAGACGATAAATGGCAATACGTGCCTGAAATCCACGCCAAAGCCGAATACCGCAAAGGCAAGCCTGGCGCATTGTTGCGGCTGATCGAGCTGGAATAATAAAGCCGCTTGTGGTATTATGTTGGCATGGGAAAGAATACGAACGATCAAGCTATTGCGCCAGCCATTGACGAAACTGTCAAGGCTGATACTAAAATTACTACTGATGTAAATGAGGCTACTGAAGCCGCTACCGAACCAACGCCAGAAGTTGTTGAAACACCAGAAATTGCTGAACAAGCCGGTGATTTGGTTGAGGTTAAAGTGCTTAAGCCATTTTTTGACTTGCAAGCTGAAGCTGATCGCAAAGACGGCGACAAGTTTTTGGCTACAGAAGCGCGCGCCGCTGAATTGCGCCAAGTTGGCGTTGTAAAGTAGCTTTATAGCTATAATTATTTATGTTATAATATAATCAATAATAATTACGCTAACGGTTGCGGCAAAACTGGTTTATAAAAAGGGAACTGTTGAAAATATGCAACCAACACAAGCACTTGATCCTAAAACTGACCTCTACAAGGCTATTACCGGTGCGGCTAGCTATTTGCTGCAACAGTTAGACTGTAAATCGCAACGCGCACGCACCAAATACGAATATTACGATGCCGACAATGACATTAGAGATTTTGGTATTTCAGTGCCAAAAAAGATGATGAACTCAAAGCCTGGCATTGGTTGGGCGAGCCGCGCAGTGAACACGCTGAGTGATCGCCTTAATTTCGATGGTTTTGCTGGTGATGAGTCAGGCATAAATGATTTGTTTGAACATATTGGGGCAAGCCCTGTTATTAACGCAGCACGCCACGACAGCATTATTGCTGGTTGTGCTTTTATAGCTATAGCTGATGATGGTGGTGGTAAAAAGCTCATACCATTTACCGCATTGGAAGCTACTGGCGTTATTGACGAAAATACAGGGCTTTTGTCAATGGGCTTGGCGGTAACCCGCTGGTCGCTACCAAACCCGCGCAAACGCAATTATTTAGCAGTGCCAGTTGACTACATCCTATTTTTGCCGGAATTTACCGCAGTTTTTGAAGATGACACATTGTGCGACATTAAAGAAAATCCAACAAAACGATGTCTGCTCCATCCAATTACGCGAAAAAGAAGCGCAAACGCGCCGCTTGGTAGGTCAAAACTCACCAAATCAGCACGGCGAATTATTCAAGAGGTCGCACGCGTAAAAAGGCGCTATGAAATCGCTAGCGAATTCTATAGCACGCCGCAACGCTACATAAACGGTTTGGCTCAAGGTGCTGAAAAGGATAATAACCTAGACAGCGCTTTAGGCAAGGTTTGGGCAGTAACTAAAGATGATGACGGTGATAAGCCTGATATTGGGCAACTAGCGCAAATGAGCATTGACCAATTCAGCGGCCAGAAAAAGGACTTGGCACGTGATTTTTGCGCAGAAACAAGCCTAACACTCCGTAACCTTGGCTATGAAACAGCAAACCCAACTAGCGCTGACAGCCTCACCGCAATGAGTGATGATTTGTTGTTAGAAGCTAAAAGCCTTCAGCGCGAAATGGGTGAACAAATTAAGCAACTAGCTATTACATTACGTATGTCAATTGATGGCATTGACGTTGTGCCTGATAAACTTAAGAAGATTGTGCCAGCGTGGTCGCCGATTTTTCAGGTTGACCTTGGTGCGGCAGGGGATGCAGTTTATAAGCTATTTCAAGCAATGCCTGAGCTTATCGGAACGGTCCAGTCTTATCAAATGCTTGGTATTTCAGTGCGCGAAGCTGAACAGTTGCAGAAAATACGGCAGTCGTCTATTAACAGTCAATTTATGCAGGGAGGTGCCAAGTAATGCGCGAACCATTTGCTAATACTTCAGATTTACAGGAATATTGGCGCACGCTAACACCTGACGAGATTAACCGCGCTAAAATTTTATTAACACTTGCAAGCGATCGCTTACGCATGATGGCACAACGCGCCGGTATCGACCTTGATGCTAAAATAGCGGCTGATCCTGATGGTGCTTATGCTAACACGCTTAAATTTGCCATGCTGGACGCCGTAAAACGTGCGCTGCAGGTGCCGGCTGATGTGCCGCCAATAAACGCATACCAACAAACGGCTGGTCCATATAGTGAAAATATTACTTATGCAAACCCTACAGGTGATTTGTATTTTAAGAAATCAGAGCTAACGCTACTTGGCATTAGCGGCGGTCAAAGCCTGAATAGCCTTAGTACAACGCCAAATAATAAAGGATTATACGGAGGAAATGAATAATGACAAAACGCGTATTTAATATGGGCGGTGGTGCGCACAGTGATGCCGCATACACAGCGTTTGAAAATGAAGCTTACGGCAGTTGTGTAGCAAACGCTACAAGCCTTGCGGTTAGCGCTGGTAGTGGTATGAGCGTGCGTATTGCGGCCGGTGATGGTATTATTAGCACGCCAAGCTCCGGCAAACGTATTCAAAGTGATGCTATTGAAACTGTTACAATTAGTGCGGCTAACGCTACATATCCGCGCATTGACAGCGTGGTTGTGTATATTGACAGTGCCGTACAGCCAACCACAGCGGTTATTGATAACGTTAACGGCATATTGAAATTTGCGGCAGTAGCTGGCACGCCGGCAGCTAATCCAACCGCACCAACTGAGTCAATGATCCAAGCAGCAATTGGTGCTGGTAACAGATACATGGTGTTGACTGACGTTAAAGTGCCAAACGGCGCAACCAGCATGAACACGGCAACGTTTACTGATCGCCGCAAAGTCGCTACTATGATTGACAGTAGTAACTTGGCTAAAAAGGCGGTTAAAGCTGAAAATATAGATTTTACGACAATGCCAGCCTACAAATATAGCACTGAAGAGCAAGACACTGGCAAAAAATGGATAAACGACAAAACTATTTATCAAAAGACTTTTATAATGGGTGGGCTCGGTTTAGCTACTACAATTAAAAAACCGCACAACATCTCTAACTTAGATTTAGTGATTAGAATTCAAGGTATCGCCAAAGAAAACTCAATTGGCGCGACAATTAACCTGCCACACGCCGCTGACCAGCAAGCTTATACGGTGACAGTTTACGCCGACAACACGAACGTGAATATTCAGACATATGCTGATCAGCGTGGCTACGCTCAGTCTTATGTAACTTTATGGTACACGAAGAAGTAATTAAATAGTACCTATCGCAATCCAGCTTATGCCGTGATTTGCTCCACCAAAAATACCTGAGGTTGAGGCTGTGATAGTAGTACCTGTCTGATTAAAAGCTCCACACTCAATATTAGTACCAGCACCAATTTTCTGGTCAAAGCTTGCAGGTGAGGTCGGTGTTTTGAATGTATAGCCGATTAAGACAGGTATAACCGCGTATACTTCCTTAAACTTCTTAGGAAAATTGACTTGGACAGACTGCTGTTTTCCACCATTTCCCAAAAAATAAACCCAGCCAGATTGGATTATTAAATTACCAGAAATAGTTTGTGCTGAATTGTTAACACCATACGTTAGCATAGTCGTAAAATCTATATTGAGCGTATTGATAGCTAGACCACAATTTTATATAATTAAAACATAAGGATTTTGCAATATGTTAGAAAAGGCACTAGACGGAATAATAACACAAGGCGGCTTGCTTGGTTTATTCATAGTGCTATTTGTGTTAGCTATCATAGCTTTATGGTTTGAAAACCGTAATTTACGTGCTGAAAATAAGCAGATAAATGAGGCACGCATTAACGACTTAAAAGAAGAACAAGCAGCGCGCCTGGCGATTGATCAAGGCATACGTAATAACTTAGATAGGCTTTTGATTAAGATTGAAGCAGGGAGAGGTGAAAAATGTTAGGTGTGTTAACGTTGCGGCAATCACGACCGACGATCATTGCTAATATTGAAGTTGAGCGGCTTAAGCTTGAGCGTAAGCGCGCACGTCAACAAATAAAAGATAGCACCGAAAAATTAAATGAAGTGATACGCCAAAATCATTTTACAATTCAGATACACCAGGCAAGCCACAAGCAACCGCAAAATGGGGGAGGCAGTGGAAAATAACATTGCCGTAATAGCATTTTTACTAATAACCAGAATAGCAACTCTGGTTATTTTTACGCGCATTTTATTTAAGCAGTTTAGCCTGTTGCAAGCACCGCTCGAGCCTGAAGTAATACCAACGCGCAACGCGCTGATAGCCATAATGCTTATAAACGCCTTGGCGCAGTTAATGCCTATAGCACTTAGTATTTTATCGCTAGGCACACCCCCGCTCCACCCTGCCGTAGAGATATTTTACAGATTATCTAATAGCACTACTGATTTATGCGCGGCAATTGGTTTTTGGCTAATTTACCGCGACAAAGAATTATAAGATAATATGTTATAATAAAAGCAAGCAGAGCCACGCAACGGCGTGCGTTGTGTCGATTGCCATAAAATAAAAGGAGAAGAAACTATGGCAAATACAGCAGCAAATGTAAGTTTTGGTAAGCCAAAGGTCACCGGTGGCGTTTATGTAGCGCCAAAAGGCACTACAGTACCAACCGACGCAACAACAGCGCTTGACGGCGCTTTTAAGTCACTTGGTTATGTGAGTGAAGATGGTTTGGTTAACAGTATTGAAACCGATACTGAAACCGTTAAGGCTTGGGGCGGTGATACCGTTTTAAGCGGTTTGACGTCATTTACAGAAACGTTTACGGTTAACCTAATTGAAACCAACGCTGACACACTAAAAACTATTTACGGTCCAAGTAACGTTACTGTCGGCGTAGGCGGAGCTATCACCGTTAAGGCAAACAGTAAACCGCTTGATGAACAGGTGGTTGTGTTTGAGGTTGGCATGACTGGCGGCCGTATCAAGCGCATTGTGGTTGAACACGCGCAAATTACCGACCGAAGTGCTGAGGTTAAGTACGTTGACAACGAAGCTATCACGTACCCAGCTAAGTTTGTAGCTTACCCAGACAAGAACGGAAACACGCACACTGAATACATAGCGGTGGCAGCGTAAGCGTTTTACACACCTAAAAAATGCGCCTCTAAATGGGGCGTATTTTTGTGCTATAATTGATTATGTTAAAGGAACTAAAAGGAGTTGACACCAATGACACAATTACCAGAAAAATCACAAACTAACACGCCGCCAGCAATGCCGGCACAAGTCAAAGAGTTTGAATTTGATGGCTATAAATTCAAAGTCGATACTGATTTAATTGATGACGTTGAAGCGTTTGAAATTATTGATCGCATTGAAAATAAAGGTCAATCAGCAGCAGTTGTAGCGCTATTTAAGTACCTAGTTGGCGTTGATGGCTATGAACAAATGTCCGCCTACTTCAAGAAAAAAGACGGTCGGTTTAGGGTTACAAAATTGCTACAAATCTATCAAATGGTAGTGTCGGCATTTGACCCAAAAGGCTAGCGCTGGCACGCGTACGCCAACAATATTTTGATGAATTGGAGGCGGATTTCCAGCAATACTATAACCTAGACATTAGTCAAGTACCGCGCCAACGCGCCGCCCGTTTGCTATTTCAGCTGCCGCAAAATTGCCGCACGTTTTGTAAAATAGAGCCGGCTAATCAATGGGGCTGGCAGGAGATTTTGCTAAATAAAGCCACATACGCGCTTGATATCTTAGCTTGGCAAAATACGCAGGACGCCACAAAGAAACCGCCGCAAAATGTGCCAAAACCATTTATGCCTGACTTTATGCGTAACGTTGATAAGACCCGCGCAATTAACAAGGACACAGTGCTTATGGATGTTGACGAAATGCGCGAATTTTTAAGCCGACCACGTAAATAATTGCCCAAATTATTTATAAAATGCTAAAATAATTTCACAGCAGCTAGTGAGTTTTGGTCCTTCACTTTTACTAGAATAGCTGACTGTTTTATGCCGCTCACCTAATTACGCGTAACTCTGTGGGCGGTTTTTTTGATGCCAAAACCCC